TTTTACCATTATTGGTCTCCTGAACCTTCACCCGGAATGGTGTCTTGATATGGTTGATTAACTTGGGGCTGGGGTTCACGGTGTCTGTGGGACATAACCCTGCGAAGGCAGGTAATTTCCTCAACATTTCCTTCAGGCTTGGGCAAAAACTCCATGATTAAAGAATACTACAAAGGCTCATGGACCCCAGTATCGGAAGCGTACAAAGCCTGAACCGCCAGCGGCTCCTCCACCGCCACCACCGCCCGTGTTTGCAGTTCCTGCTGAACCACCTGCGCCACCGCCTCCAGAACCACCAGCGGCAATATGTGTGTAACCACCACCACCGCCAGCGGCACCACCGCCACCTCCACCATAGGTGTACCCGTCTAGTGTTGAACCTGCTCCACCAGCACCAGCAATCTGTGTTGAAGCAGGGGCTGAATTGGCACCTGCGCCACCTGCTCCACCGCCACCACCACCTGCATATGTGCTTGCAACAATACTGTTCCAACCAGTACCACCAGCAAACCCATTACCAGATGTACCACCATCAGCGCTAAAAGAGAATTCTTCACCACCAGTTTGACCGGCGTATCCTCCAGCATTGGCAACTTCACCAGCCAGACTACTTAAAGTGTCAGAACCACCTACAGATACAGCAACATTTCCACTGATACTAATAGACGTGATAAAGCGACCTTGTCCACCGCCACCGCCACCGCCATAAAATGAACCGCTACCACCGCCACCAATAATTAAACAATCATTGATTGTTGTAATAGCCAAACCATTTGTACCACTAGTAGGAACTGGGTTTGTCCATGTTTGACTACCTGTACTGGTAAATGCAGCAGTACGATAACTGTATGTTGTAAAAGACAATACAGAACCTTGTGCTACAGCATTAGCGGCTACAAATGAGTTCTCAGAGCCATAAACAAAACCAGTTGTAGTAGAGGCTTTAATTCGGTAGTAATACCTAGTTCCTACAGTTAATCCAGAAATACTGACACTGACTGCTTGGTTGTTAGCAGTGGTGTAGGAACCTTGTGCAACTTCAGATGTGTAAACACCTGTAGAAGTACCGTATTCAAATGACACTGTTGTGGGAGATGTGGCAGAAACAGTGCCTGCTAAAGAAGCAGTAGCAGCGTTATTAGTACCAACTGCTCTAAAGTAATAAAGAGTTCCGTTAGACAACCCTGTCAAGGAAGAAGATGAACTAGCAGTGCTGGGGCTAGCCGAAGTACCCCAAAGGTATGAAAGTGTTCCAGTGCTTGTGGAACCATTCATTGTTCCAGAGTTCTGGTTAAAGTTAGTCGCTGCACTAGTCGTAACAGTAGGTGCAGGGGTAGTGCTAGTAGCCGCCCCCGTTACGATTGTGGGGACGGGTCGTGAAGCATGTGCTACAACGCCCGGGATTATCATGCGGTAGTCAAGTCCCCAAAGAGAAGCCAAGAACCGTCTGTGCGCTTAGTAAGCGATGCTGTAGACCATTGTGTACGGAGTTTGAGACCAAGGGAAGAATGTACAGTTACGTTGGCACCACCACTCTGGACAACGACAGCATCACCGCTTGCCCCAGATTTTACAAGGGTGATTATGCAACCAACAGGAAAGTTAGCGTTGCTAGCGGTTGGAATAGAGATGTTACAAGCAGAGGAATACTCAATAGTGTTATCAATGTCAGTAACACTTGGAGAATCTGTAGACGCACTATGAGCACGAGGAACAATCAGGTGATACTCAGCAAGGTTTTCCCATGTGCTTGCACCGGTCTTTACCCAAAGTTGTGAACGACCAGAAAGTGTAGTAACTGTTGTATTGATGTAGAAGTCACCGATAGAGCCGACAGAGCCACTTGGTTCACCTGCGCCTGTACGAGCATCATTGCTCATCATGAAAATGCGCTTGTCAGTAATTTGAGTACCTGAAACAGTACTTGCTGTTCCTGATGTGCGGTACACAGCCGCTAAAAGGACGTCTCCTGAAGAAAGGGTAGGAAACGTTGGGTTAGCACCGGCAGTACCTTCACGCACTGCAAGAGCGCCTGTAGAAGTGGCAACCACTAAATCAAAACGTGGACCAGCCGAACTTCCAAGTCCTACTGAAAGATTACTTGACGAAGAAACTGTCTTGTAAACACCTTCTGTCAGAATTTCTCCAGCGGATACTTGGACAGTTTGGTTTGGGGATACCTGAGCGGTTATTTCACACCCAGAAATAACGCCACTCTTCCGATTACCAAGGGCTGCAAAATCTACGCTGTCTGGCTCTGATTGGTCAATAACCGAGGCGTCGGGAGCATTAGGAATATAGAAGCCCATTAGTTACCTCAGAGAGTGTCGTAGATGTTCCCGTACTTCTTCAAGTGTTCGTAAAGGTCAACGGGAATGTTGAAAGTTTTACCATCTTCAAAGTTGAACATCTTTGCACCCCAGTACATTGTCCACGTACCTTTAACACGGGCACGCTTCAAGTCTGAACCAGCGGCTGGGACAGGGGTAACAACAGTCTCTTCAACCTCAGAAACGGGTTCAGCGAATGTGTTGGAATTGCGGTTAGTAGCCATTTGGATTTCTCCCTTACTTGTTGTTATGTAGTACCTGTAGTGAGGGGTCTTGCGACCCCCCACTTCAGAGTTCTTTGGGGGCTATCAGGAGATAGCGCCACCCTTTGTGTTGATAAGCACACGAGACTCATGGGTGATAACACCGAAGCCCCAGATTGCGTACCAAGCGAGACCGTGCTCACGACCAAAGTCAATGACACCACCGTCACGGAGTTCCACTGGCAATGCAATGGCTTGTCCGAAAGCGTTGTCACCAATCATGATGGCGCTGTACGAGTCAGCAGTTGGGTCTTGGTATCCACTTGTGAGTGGGTCAAGGTCAACAACGTCAGTTCCAGCGGTTTGACCCTTAAGAACTTGCGTGGTTTCAATGAACACGACGTCGTAGATACGACCAATTTCACCGAGCATGAAGTTGCCGGGAGCGGCGTACTTCGTGACTTCAATGAATTCAGGCCAGTCACGAAGTGCACGTGCCTGCGCTGGGTGGACGAAACAAACGTAGGTGTCGCCAAGGCGTGGGATGTTCTGGTTAGCAAGAACTTCAACTGAGTCCTTAACCGTTGCAGGTGACATGTACCCCGGAGCCGAAGCCGAACCGAGTGTGCCAGCATCGTATGGGCTGATTGAGCCACGTGCAGCGACTGGTGTGCGACCAAACACAACGTTTGGAGCAACAGCAGCGCCACCACCGAAAGGAACGCCGGGAGCGTAAAGGGTGTTACGTGCTTGTGCGTCCATGCTTTGTGCCATGTGGCGACCAAGGAGACGTGAAGACGAAGCCATAACGTCATCAAATGATGCGTTAAGGAGGAGTTCTGTTACTGCAACAGACTGACCTTGTTCCTTAACGGTGATTTGAATCTGGCTTGCCGACAGAGCCACTGGCTCCATACGGACACCTTCGGTAAGTTCTGCGCCGGTTGCGTCATTAACTGCAAGGTTGTTATAACGCATGAAGTTAATGGTGAGACCGGGCATAACGCCGAGTTCTGTCTTCTTGACTGCAAACTGTTCAAAACGAAGAACAGGCATTGCTTGGAACAAGATTTCCTTGGACCAAATAGTCTGGATTGCTGGGGAGAGGGTACTGTCACTTGAGTAACCAGTGGTTGAAATTGAACCAAGGTTAGCACCGGTAATAGCACCACCTTGTGGGGCTGGAAGGGCCATTGGATTATCCTCCGGGGTTGTGGGTTTTTATGGGTTAATACCTGCCCCGTTGGGGGCGAGCATTCATGAGCCTGTCACGCATCTGTGCATACTTTTCCATTGGCATATTGCGGATGTCCTCCGCTGTCAACGTTTGATACTCCGTTTGGGTGTCCATTGGCCCAATAGGGGGTGACGTAGGTGTTACCCCCCGCAAGCGACTTTGCTGTTGCTGAGTCGCTTGTTGGATTGATTCAATAATAGCATTACTTCTTTCACGAAGTACGGCAATTGAATTCTCAATCTCATCCTCACTGTTACCTGCGACGAGGTCAATCAATTCGGGGATGATGTGTTCTTGCTCTTCTTGAACACGACGTTGACGATGCGAGTTAATTGCTTGCATCTCACGTTCTTTTTCAAGGAGTGCTTCTTGAGCAGCACGCTGACGCTCAATTTCGTCAAAACGAGCCTTGTAGTCACCTTCAATTTGTGACAACTTGGCGTTAAATTCATCTTCTCGCTTAAGAAGAAGTTCCTTTGCTGAGAGTTCTGCAACTTCACGCTCACGGATGATTTCTGCTTCTTTAGAAGCACGCTCATCCGCTTCTGCACGAGCGGCTTCACGCTCTGCGGCAATGATAGCCATCTGCTCTTCCATGCTCTTCACACGGGTATCAGCCTCTTCAAGACGCTTATACATCTTGTCTTTTTCCTGCTTACGGATGTTTTCTACTTCATCCTCAGAAAAGAGTTTGCTGGTTGCTTTTGCCATTGCATCCTCTACAAACTGCTCCACCATTGGTGCGTCTGTAGGGACCATGATGATATCCCCTTCAGGGATATTAGGGTTCTTTGCCATAGTATTTACCTCACTAGTTTGGCTAATTGGAACTGTTTTTATGTAACTTTTTAATTATCTTCGTCTGGGTTTCTACGTTGAGCAAATCGCCCACCGTAAGCCCGTGATACCAGTTTGTTTATGAGTTCCCCTTCCATTGGAGCAGCAGCACCAATGCCGGGGAGTAGTCCGGAACCATCGTCCGTACTAGATACATTACCATCTCCAGAAGGTGCTGGCTGAGCATTACCATCTGGTCCGGCGAACATGCCTGTAGCCAACATAATGGCTTGTTGAATCTGGGCACGCATCATGTCCAGCGCACCTTGGTCAATGGCGTCGTCTTGAAGTTCTTCAAATATTTCAGCCAACTTCTCACGTGGGAATTCTTCACCAAGAAGACGCAGTGCGCCCTCCTTAGACTCAAGTCCCAAATTCATCTTGGCTTGTACTTCGTTAAGTTTGATAAGAACATCAACAGGAAGTGGTTCAGGCCAGTGAACAGTTGTTTTATAGATAAGAGGGTCAGCAGGGTCCAACTGGTCAAGTTGGTCTTTTTCTGGTAGTTCAGCACGGCTAGGGTCCCACGTAAGCATTTGTGGTTCAAAGATTGCGGCAGTACGAATAATGATTTCGTTAATGCGCTCTAGACCCTTGGTGAAGTGGATTTTCTTCATCGTAAAGCGGTTCATCATTGGCTGGTATTGGATAGCCAATGCCACACCAGAGGTGTTAGATACAGGTTGGAATTGTCCAAGTGCTGACTCAGGAACACCAGTAATTTCGTGCATAGTGCGTTTAATGACATTGATGTATTCCAGAGCACCTGACATCTCACCACGAGATTCAAGGTTGAACACGCTGGCATCCTTTGGAAGACCAGCCCAAACCTTCTTCGGTCCACGCTCTAACTGGGAAGCCTTGGCGCCAGTGATAATTGTCACAGGGGCAGCGTGGTAGTTGATGATGTCAGAAACTTCCAACATCTTTTCGTTCAACTCACGATTCAAAGGAATGATGTCCCAGATGTCTGACTGTCCCCAAGGAGAAGAAGAGATAGTCGTATTTGGAATATGCACAATTGGAATAGTTCCAATTGCATTTGGGTATTCGTCAATCAATTCGTCATTAACAAATTGTTGCACCATGTCATCAGAGATGATTTCCGTAAATGTGTAAACCTGACGAGTACCTTCAGGAGAAGTGCCCCAGAAACGATACTTTAACTTAAAGCGAATCAAACGGTCACGGTCATGAGGGTGGTATTCAGGGAAACAGTGAGCAGGGTTCAATGGAATAACACGAATACGACCTGAATGAAAAATACCAATACTGTCGGTATAAGGTTCTTCGTAAGCAACTTTTACAAAGCAGTCACCCGTAACAGATGCAAGTTGTCCCATTTCCCAAAGAACATAATGCTTATTGTTGTGGTTATCCCAAACTTCATGTAAAAGTTGAGGAATGATTGCTTCGTTTTGTTCTGGAACGTGGAATTGAATACCTTTACCAAAACAGAAGTTGGTGATGTAGTCCGACATAGTACGGACATAATTCATGTAGAACTGGGATTCACCCATCTCACGGCGATAAGACCAGTGGTGTCCAAGGTACCAAGCCCAAGCCGCTGAGTAGCGGTTAAGACGAGGACCATGTACTTCAAACTCTTCGTCTGCAAGTTCCACCAAACCAAGTGGGGAAATAGCAACGGTGAGGTCGCTTGACGACGCTCTATAAGATGGGGACCAAAAATCAACTGCCATGTTACTTACACCTTACCACTAATGGTGGGTAGTTACTTATATTAGGCTTTTGGAGCAGCAGGCTTCTTAGCAACTGCCTTTTTAGCAGGGGCCTTCTTCTTCTCTACTTCTGCTGTTACTTCTTCAACAAGTGTAGGAAGTTCTGCGGAAGCCTTAGCAAGAAATGATGCTGTTCCCTTGTCACCTACAAGTGTGCTTGCGTATGCAAGACCTGTAATAACAAGTGGCATGATTGCGGCTTGTGCGCCCGGGTCAATGTTCCACTTAGCAAGGAAAAACGAAATAGCGCCGACAACTGCGCCCTTGAGAGTCTGGTCTGCGACCTGCTGGTTCTTTGTAGCCATGAGTGCTCCTAATAGAAGGTTTACATCAATAATACTACGTTTATCGGTGCAAGTAGTTAATCTTCTGTACCATACCTGTAGGAATCATAATTCCATTTCCGGCATGGGTGTCATTGATAAGTGATACTAACTTTACACACTCGGCGTCTTTATGCATTAAATAACCAACGGACAAAGATTTGGCTGGTTTAGACTTTTGAATTTCTTCATGCCCAAACCAACCAGATTCAATGTCAGATGCGTCTAGCCAAAGGACTTCCACAAGGGGAGGCTTGCTAGGGTTCTTCTTCCCGAATACAGATTCTACGAATTTCTTGAAGTCGGGGAAAGCGTCCATAGACCTATTCTACACCCAGCAACTTGCCCTTATAAAACATGGTTCCATCATGGATGGGGAGCATCTCAGGGTGGAAAGCACCATCTCCCTCTTGGTAGTGGATAATCCCAAGACCTTGTTGCCAATCCTCTACACAGGTAATTGGACGACCATCAAGGTCCATACCACCCTTGGTAGAAGGCACCATACCGTCTACACGGGCTAAACAACCAAAGGAGATAGCCGCAATGGTCTTTGGACCATCCCAGTCACTACGGGTGCGCTCAGCCCACTCACGTCGGTGAATGTGACCATAGACCACGCTGGACTTCTCAGTACCCAGATACTTGTGGGCAGTAGAGCCACCTGAAGCCACCTTTGTGCCATGAATAATCTTGATGCGATTATTTAGCCAAAACTGGCTGGCTGGGTATCCAGCAAAGTATTCCACCCCAAAGTCCTCAAAACGACACAGGAAGGGAATAGAGAGCACTGGAAAAGAGTCAGGGGTATTGCCCTGCTTTAAACCAAATGCGGCTTTTGCGTTATCAATGATGTAGTTAGTAAGACGAATTTCGTGGTTACCCTCCATCCAGATAATGCGAGCATGGGGAGCAGCGTCACGGATTTGAGCACAGAGAGTGGTCAAGTAGTCAATGGTTGCCTGAGTCGTCAATGAGAACGCAGGACTTAAACGGTACTTTGACATCTCAGGAAGGTCAGCGTTATCACCGTTAAGGGCAACAATGTCAGGCTTCTCTGCCTTGATTACAGCCAAGGCGTAATCCATTGCAACGGGGTCATGCGTGCTAACTAGTTCACCATTGGCATCACGGAAGAATCCAGCCTGAATATCAGGAAGTACTACACACTTCTTCCAATTGGATACAGATTGTTTAACTGTAACCTTTGGCAACTTAATAGAAGGACCTTGATAGACGGGGTTCCACTCAGGACCTTCTGCCCATTTAGGAGAGAACTGAATAGCGGCGAGGTCATGAATTTGTGCGTCACCGTCTTGGTCTTTAGTCAATGACTGATAAAGAGAAACACGCTTTACAGAACCAATTTCATTGATGTCAATGTTTTGACGGTCAAGAATTTCAACAAGTCTGCCGAGGGCTTGTGCTTTAGATTCTGGTGGGGTAGACAACTTATTAACCAATTCGCTCACAGGAGCACTCCTTATTTACATGGCGTTGAACAGTACTGACACTAACGTCATGTCCAAAAGAACGGAGAACTTTGGCAAGCCAAGAAGCACTGTACTTCTTTGCTTTACCAAGACCTGCGTCTTGACGGATACCATCTACTGCTTTATCAAGAGCCTCACGCTCTTCGGTAGAGAGGGTATTACGAACCTGCATAAATTTGCAGGAAAGTTGATTAGTTGCATCCTTAGGTGTTTGCAACGCCTCAATCAGAGAATTATCTGACATGGTTTCCTCTGGTGTTAATCGTGTATTTACACGAACCGTATCACCAAGGATAGCAGCACCATGTTCAGGATGTCAACTAGTTACTTCTTCAAATGCCAATCAATGTGGTCATCAAGCCTGTCGCCAACTTTGTCAATGCTTCCCTGTACTTTGTTTAACTTTAACATCACAACGCCGTGGTCAGCATCATTCTTGTTTTTCAAAGAACGGAACTCTTTTATAGCAAGTCCTGTAAGACCACTAATTGCGCCAATAAGCGCAACGATGATGGAAGCAAGTGCTGGGTCCATAAGTATTAATTAGTGTATCGTGCTTGACGTCTGCCGGAGCCTTCGCTGTTACCTGTGTTCTCGGCTTTATATGCTCGCTTACCAGCACCACGATATTCTTTATCAACTTGCTCGGGCTTATCGTCTGTCCGAGTACTACCCTCTTTAAACTTTTGAGGCTTAAAGTTGTCCATAGGGTCTACGTGTTGCTCACCATCACCAATAAGTTCACGCTCTGCGTGGACAACTGCTTGACTACCACGGCGGGATGGGACGTAGTTGGATTCATAGGAAACTTTGGGCATACGTGGTTTAGCACCTGCGTAACCACGGTTAAAGTGACCTCTACGGGATGCAAACACATTTGTAGAAAATCCATACCCTGCATAAGCAGGTGAGATTGGAAGTCCAGAAACAGTAGAAGTAATTGTAGGGATTGTTGCCCCTACTTGGGTTACATTTTCTTGCTGTTCAGAGTCCGTGGTTACTGGGGCTTCTGATGCGGCCCCACCGTCACCTTCCATGATTTAGTCAAATACGACTGTTGGGTTTGGACGGTTCATGTGTCCACCCGTGTTGTACTCATACTCAAAAGTTGGCATTCCGTCGCCAGCCATTGCACCCTGTACGAAGTCCGAAAGAACTGTAGGGGCTTCAATCCAAGATGCAGAACCCACGTGAGCACGCTCACGCATTGTGTCCATTGCGTGCTTGTAGAAAGCCTCTGGGTTGTTATGGTTTTGACGCATTGGCGATGGTGCTGTGTCCTCATATGCACCTTGTGCAAAGTCGGCAGGAACATCAGTATCGGTTGCGACACCCTCTTCAAAACGAAGAGGACCCTTGTTCATAGGGATGCTAGGCGCAAAACTACGTTCAAATACTGGGCTGTGCTTCTCGGGAAACATCGGTGCGGGTGCTACGTTCACAAAATCCTCCAAATAGGGAGTGGTTACTTACTATCAACTTTACACTAAAACTAGGGCTTCTACCTGAAAAACGGATTATCAGCCACCATAATCTGAGGCATGGTGTCTTGAACCGTCATATGGCAGGCAATAGCCAATGAGTCTGGGTAGTCGTCAAAGGCTCCTTTTTCATCAGGAGCAGCCGCCAACATGTACGGACCTTTGTATACTTTTTCAAGGTCAGCCATTTGTTGGTTAAAACGCTTCCATACTCTGTTACGGCGAGCCTTAGAGTGTCCGGGAATAATCAACTGTTCACGCTGGATTAGTTCAGTTAGGTGAACCCAGCGTTCATGCTGTGCTTTGGAGTCTGATGAAATCGCAAGAACTTCCATATCGGGCAAAAGAACTTGAAGTCTTTCTGCCACGGCACCACCGACACCTTGAGCGTCTACACCAATGCGGAGTACGTCATAGTTGCGGATAAAGTCAATAATCTGGAAATACTGAGATTCCCATTCTTCGTTGTTAATCTCAAGCCAGTTAAGGATGCGGTGTTCATAAAAACCAAAAGGGTCCGGATGGTCCCAATCAACCCAAACGGCTGTGGCTACAGTTGAGTCATTAGCACGAGCGACGTCAATCCCAATAACAACGGGGGTACGCCACCATTGTTTAACAAGACCCATAGAAGGGTCGTACATGCGTTCCATGCGCTCTTCGGTAACAAACATACCTTTTTCAAGAACCCATTTATTGCAATAAGACATTTGAAATTCATCTGAGTCTTCCCCAATTCTTAGTTTTTCTTTAGAAATGAACTTAGCGTAGTTAGCATTGTACTTAGCGGCTGTTCGCCAATCGTACTCAAAGTGGCAATGCCGTCTGTTTCTACCATTAACCATTCGCCTTTTATTGAATTGAATGGCTTTGTAGAAGTAACACTTATTACGGGTAGCCGTACCTGTCAAACAAATAGAGCCGTTGTTGAACGCCAACATGGGCTTGATTGATTTGGTAATCATAAACTCGTCGGCTTCCTGAGCCTCGTCAATAAGAACGAAGTGGTAAGTTTTAGACTCAATCTTTGCCTTGGGGTTACAAGTCTGCATACGACATAGTGAGCCAGAGTGCTTCAAAGTAATAATGCGACCCTTACCACGTGTACCACCTGATGTTGCTTTGTCATCAATCTCGGGGTCAAGTAGGAACTCAAGTGCGTGGTCACTTGTAAGTTTAGAAACAATACGACTAAACACGGTGTCGGCTTGGTCTTCGGTAGGTGCAAAAACACCAATCCAAAATCCCTTTTCAAACTTCTCAAGCCATGTTGGGTACACTTTTGCCAACTTGGGCAAGATAACCATCATTGCGGCACAGACATTGGAAAGCACTTCAGACTTACCTGACTGGCGAGTAGCCACAACTGTCATCTCTTCACCGTCACCTAAAACGATGGATTCAATTATGCGGTAAGCAATAGGAACCTGATAGGGAAACAACTCTACGTCACAGAATTCTTCTGTAAAAACAATTAGTCTTTTTACAAGATTGTCTAAGAATTCAGCAGAGGTTTCATCTAACTCCTCTACGACTTCCTCGTCTATCATTTCATTTTGTTGTTCTTCTGTTATCACGTAACCATGATACTAGAGAAAATGGCAGGTACTCAAGAGGAATGTTGGAAAAACTTGAGTACCTGCCAAGCCAAGCCTAGTGGAAAGGAGGAAACACTAGGCTGGCAAACCTATTTAGTAACTTCTCTATTAGATAGTTCTTCCCACATAAGGGTTAAGGCTTCAATGTATTCATTGATAAGTTCTGATGAACCACCACGAAAACGCCAATCATCATACGCTCTATGGAAGTTCATAAGAGAAGTATCCATCCATAAGATGATTTCATCATTAGCCATTCGTTGGATACGCTGAGGCACAATCTTAGTTGTTGTTTTTTCTTTTGTCCAAAAAGCCATTACTTATTCCTAATACTTTCAGATTGTTCTCTGATTTGACGTGGAGTCAAGTCTAAGAACCTACCTTGGATTGCTGCCAAGGAGCCTTCTAAATCATTATGGTACTTCTGTTCTTGGCAGATACCTACCTGAAAAGACCTTTTCCACAAACTAATCTGAACACCCTTACCTTTAAACCAAGGGTCAGAAATGGTGTGCATAAAACCACTACCAATACGGAACTTCTGAATGTTGTCGTAGTCCCGACTAATCCAGTAAATAGGACCGACTACTTGGAGAATGTTAAGAGTATTGCGAAAAGTAAAATAAGCAAAAATGGAGATAGGAATAAGAGCATAAAAACTTACTGCTAACGCTACTGTAGAAATCCAAAGACCGATTAAAGGCCAATAATAAAAGGTTTTAGGAATTGAAAACCGATGTGTCGCCATTTAAGTTAGACCTACTTCTATCCAGATAATTGTCCAAGGTGTTGTTAATAAAACGACCTTTTGATGTAGACCTAGCAAAGTCTTCATACACATTAAAAGGCACGTTAAAGTAAGCATACACGTCATTACGCTTTTGAAACATAACATATACAGTTCCCAAACCGGGAGCAAGTCTGTTCAAACCTTCTGGGTTGTCAGGTTTAAATAAATGCTTGATAACACGAGTACTAAACTTTGGACCAAATCCATAGTTTGACCCGTCTCGTTTGTCTTCAAGAGGGTAGACATCTTCAGGACGTGTTAGTTGATTGTACTCAATGTCAGAGTCAAGGCGACCTTCCTCAAACTCTTCATATTGTTTACCTGTAAGCCAACCGTCTTCACTGGGTTCCTCATTAGAGATATCTTCCCAGTTTCTATTTAAACGTCTACGACCTGCGTCGCCTAATCCTCGTTTTGGTGCCATTAAAGTATTCTAGCCTACTCAGGCTTAGGGAGTGCTCGCCATGCTGCTTCAAACTTTGCAGCATCCTTAGCCATCTCTGGAGAAAGTTCTAAATGCAACCACTTCCCGCCAAAACTTCCAGCGTTATCGGACTCACTAAAAATCTTTACCCCAGCCTCATTTTCCCCACGACTGCACCTGAAACCTCTTCCATAGCCCTGATTCTTGTCTTTGGGGTTTGCGTCAAATGCGTAGTCGTGAATCTCTTCAATGCCAAGTTCTTTGGTGTACTTGATAAACCAGTTCCACATAGCAACGCCAACCTTGCGGTCTTTGTAACCAATGTCGCATGCGGCTCCCGTGGCGTGAACGCTCAGGTACTTTTCCATACCGGGGTCGCCAATCTTCTTGCCAGCAGTCTTAGAATTTCGCATCAATCGTGGAGAATAAATCCCCATATTGGAAGTTTTCCAACGCTTCCCACAAAGTTCAACAAGTTTTTCAGTCCCGGGCTGTGCGCCTTTTCCGTCAAAACTTGGATAATAACTGTATTTACGAGGCATTAATTGCTCCTTGAAAGTGTCTTGCCTACATTTTATCAGACTAGATTATGTAGAGATAGTCACCATTTACCGACTGGGCAAGAAGCATGTTCTAAACCTGCCTTAACGGGCATGAAACATCCACACTTACTGCACTGGCTAGTTGGTAAATAGTGAGGACAAGACTCACAGATGGCTAAACGTTCAGCCTTTAATGCTGGTTCTGCTTGTGGTGTATCAGGGTTAAACAAGGCTGTAGGGGTAACAATGCCTGCTTGTTGTTTGGCTAGGTTCTTAGCCTTCCATTCTTGCCAAGGATTCATGGCCTAACAAACCCTTCACCGTTCCAAAGCAACCCTTCTTCAATTCTTTCCTCTGTTCGGATAAAGATAGGGGAAGACGAGTATATGGCTTCTAGTTTTTCAGCCATTGGTAGTTGTGATGGGAAAGTAATATTGCTGGCTACTTCTCCATCAATAATAATTGCAAAATTAATAATTTCCATAATTTCCTTTAACTAAAAACAGAGCGACAAGGTTGTGCCTATGGCTGCGCCACAAGTCCAGAATTGAGTCCAACAGGTACTATCGTTGTATGCGTAGCATTCTTCAGGAGCACCACCGATACTACCAGCACTAAAAACTCCAGTATAGAAAACGCCGTTGAAAACAAAGTTTGTTGAACTCAAATAGTTGCAAGTTATGTTTGTCCAACAAGCACTACCAACAGCGCCACAATCAGGTGATGAAGTCCACGCTGTATAATCATACTGTGTACCACATGCTGTCCCACTTTTAGGTGTAAAAGTGTAAACGATACGAGATTCTCTTGCACTACAAGAGAATCGGTATTCATAAGCACCTGTTGCTGCGTTGTAACAGTTCGTGTCGTATTTATTGCAGTCAGGGCTAGAAACAGTAGAGCCAGCAACATCATAAGATGGGCAACCATCTTTTGTGTAGCGAGTAGGAATCTGGTAGGTGCGGTTTCCACATGACCCTGAGTACACAGCACTTAAAGTAGTCGTTCCCCAGTCACGACCACCAGCGTCATGTCTACGGCAATCAGTCCATGCCCGTGACCATGTTCCGTCTTTTTTAGCCCACACACTTTTAGCGTAGAGCCAGTTTCCCCCTGATTTACCATAGGCAGCGGACGCATTTTTCCATACGCCTCCATCTTTTCCCTGTAAAGGCATGTCTTAAACTACAATCCAAACATCACCGTTGCTACCACCTGTAGGTCCAGTGGCAGATACCGTAATTGTAGGACCGGTAGCAGCAGGACCTGTGGCACCCACGGGACCTGTTGGACCCATTGGACCTGTGGGTCCAATGTCACCAGTTGTACCTGTAGCCTTTTCTGTTTGCATCCAAAACACATTGGTCATATTTACATCATCAGATGTGACTACAATCTGGTCTCCAACGGACGGTACAACCCAAGGTGCACTGCGCCCAATGTAAGATAATGCTATTTCTGAGTTAACTCCTAAAATGCTAGGAATCTTTACACGCACTTCACCTGTGGTGTTATTAGAATAGGTAACAAGTGCCCTATGAATTGGATGATTCATAAAACTAGTTTAACGTATACCAGCCATCTTCCCACAAAGTGAGAAGACGCTTGAAGTACCGTTCATACATTTTGCCTACTGTGGCAAGACCATAACGATTTTTTGAATAATTACTAATATCCTCACGGCTGAGATATTTGGCATCCTCAGCCGCATCTACGAATTCTTGTAGTGTATGGCAACGGTACCCCGTGACCTTGTCAATTACAGTTTCTGTAAAGGCACCCCAGTCGGTGGAAATAACAGGGGTGCCACAAGCCATAGCCTCAATAGCAACTGTGCCAAAAGGCTCCACATAGATTGTGGGGGTAAATACAGCAATTGCGCCACCCATCAATTTGGCCCGCTCTTCAGTGCCGACTACACCAACGTACTCACCATACTCAGGTGGTACACCCTGTCCAGCGACCACCAAACGCTTCCCAAGGTGCTTACAAACATCCACTGCTATTTGATAGCCCTTGCGTTCAATGAGACGTCCTATGTAGAGATAATAGTCATCAGGTGTTTCTTGAAAGGGAAAATCATCTACGTCAATGTAACTAGGGATTACGGTGTCGTAGAACTTGCCGTCAAGAGCGTGGGGGTCTGTGACTTTTGACCCATAACAGGAGTGCATCCATGCGTAGGACTCAAACACTTTAAACGGTGCAAATGAGCCACCGTATCCAATACCAAACTCCACGCTTAATTCATTTGGGAAAGCATCAGCGATTGGTTTAGACGCATATCCAGTAATAAGGCAGATAAAGTCTTTGTGCTCTAAGCGTTCTTGAATACCAGCAATTACGTTGTTGTTGAAGTTAACCCAGTGAGGTAGGGTCCAATCAAATGAAGCCGCTGAATAATGGTTATTACCTACAGCCTTTAAACGGTCTTCTTCTGTAATGCACATAATGTGTTCGTCACAAGGCGCTTCGTTGAACTCACCGCCGTATAGAAAGACCGTGTGACCAAGGTCTTTCATCATGATACAAAACTTGCGAACCTTTTCTGTATAGGCGCAAGCCGTAAAGTCTTCAGTAGTATTAGTATGTGGAAGACTAACTACGTGGAATCTCATCTAGTACTCTCTTCTTGTTTTTGAATAATCTTAACTGATTATGTACGTATGGTCCAACTGTTTCATGAATGTGTAATTGGCAATGCTCAACGATTCGGTAAGTATCAGACATTTCCCAATCTTCTGGGATTTGGTAGTAATCCCTAAATCGTTGGATACCAGCGTTTAGTTCGTCTTGCTCTGCATTTAAAAGTTCTTGTGTATCCCAAATCTCTGGGTAAAGGACTGACAAGGATGCTAGTGAACTACTTGCCATGTTCTTTTTAATAAATTCAATTAGTTCTGGTTTGTTAGGTTGCACATCCGTAGGGCGTAACCGTGCATGGTCACTACCTTTTAAGTAGTTAGCAACTTGCATGTCAACTTGACTATCAACAAGGTCGGGGGTAAAGCCAAAAGTATTCAAAAACTCAGATGCTTTAAGGGCAATGTCTTGTGTACTGTTAAACGGTTCTTTAGTTACTTCCGACCATTCATGAAGTAATTTAAAAGATTCAGATAGCGTAAGACCCACGCAAGGTACTTCTGAGTTATTTTTATATTTTTCACGAACTTCTGCATCGTCATGAAGATGTAAGTAAATAAGATAACCGACACCATGAAGACTCAATATCGTTTCATACGCTTTTAGTTTATTGATTGTAGGTACAATGCGACCATCTTCTCGTATAAAAGTGTGTGGTCCAAACATGGTGTTGTCACACCGCCACTCAACTGCTGGGTCAAAGAGTGCTTGAGAATCACAAAAAGCAAAGAAACCTTGGTCAGTGTTTGCGATGTCTGTGTCATAAAAATCAACAAGTCGTTCCCATGACACAAGGTTAACAATCTCTTCAATATCCCCTTGTTTAGCAATTAAACAATTATTAGCAGAGTATTTAAAAGGGTGTGCGATGGTAACTACAAGGTGCCCATCTTGCATAGAAAATACTTCGGCATCTATAAATGGGTCATCACCAGCAGGGGTACGGCGGTATAAATCTACAGTAGTTCCTGAAATGTGGTCTAGTACATAAAACAACTTGTGTGTTTTAATAACATCAATGTTAAATGGCTTAATAATCATTATTCCTCTTATGGTCCGAAGTATTTAAAGGTTACACCACCAGCAACGCCAGCATTAAACCAACCTTGCCCACCAGTTCCTACGATTGGACCACTGCCTGCTGGAACTGAACCATTTGCGCCAACACCTTGCGTGCCTCGTCCTCCACCACCGTTACCACCACGAAGTCCATAGGCTCCACCTCCAGCGCCACCTGCTCCACCAACATGGGAAGTACTATTTTGTGTGGCGGCAGATGCGCCACCTGCGTCAGTACCACCGCCACCGCCACCTGCGTAATAGTTACAGTCGTAGGCATAACAAGTAGAGTAACAGGTTTGATAACAGGTTTGATAACAGGTGTCGCAGCAAACCGTCCCATTAAAACAGTTGCCATTCTTGTCAACACCGTCACAGCAGACACAGTTACAAGAGTAAGGGTTACAGGCAAATGGGTTACAGTTATAAGGGTTACAGGCATAACCGTAGTAGTAGCCATAGGTGTTGTTTCCACCACCTCGTGCTGAGTTGTCTCCTGAACCAACAGCACCGCCAGTACCGCTTGGTGCACCACAGGTACCGGGATGTGCGCCAGTCCCACCGCCACCGCCAGTCCATGTTGTAGAGCCAACGGTTAATGTTGTGTTTCCACCTGCTGTTGCGCCTCCTGCGCCTGTGCCACCATTGCCTCCTGCGCCACCTCCTCCTACAGTTCCACTAATCGTTTGTGTTCCTGTAGCGGAAGACGTGTGAGATGCCGAAAGGCGATAACCGCCACCGCCACCTCCTGCGTAGTTGGCTCCACCACCGCCACCATACAGAAGCATTTCGGTAATGGTAGGGGCAACACCGGGGATTGATGGTAAAGACAACGAGTAAGCGCCAGCAGTTGTATTTAAATAAGTTTTTAGACTCCAAGTAGTAAATGAAACAGAACTACCCGTTGTTGTCCCAACGCCATTAACTGCACGGCAACGGACATAATAAAGTGTCCCATTTGACAACCCAGTAACAGTTGAAGAAATTGCTTGACTTTGTCCAGTAGTTGTGGTTGCTGTTACTGTTGTAAAACTAGAAAAAACAGAACTTGTTGAATAATCAAAATAAACAACAGTTGATAGGTTATTTGCGCTGACAGTGGCGTTAAAAGTTGCTTGATTTTGATTAAAGTTTGTTACAGCATTGGTTGTTACTGTTGGTAACTCCCCAATGCTAGAAGCAAATGTGCCTTTTTTGATAGGCATTATGCACTCAAATCGCCAACAAGAACATAACTGTTAGTTCCAACACAGAACAACGTTCCCGAAGAGTATTGGGCACGAAGTTTAAGTCCCGGAGTGCCATTAAGAGTTGCACCACCTGCGGCTACTGTAACTATGCCAGCGCCAAGGCTCATAAGGTCAATGCTTTGACCAGCAGTAAAACCAAGTGACGTTCCAACAGTTACTGTAATGGCTGAAGAGTTATTTAAGGTCACCATTTTGCCAAGGTCAGATGACAACAATGAATAGGTTGTATCCGTTTGTGTGTTAACAACCTGCGTTGTTGCCCATGAACCAGCGGCACCTGTAGCACCAGTGGCTCCAGTGTCTCCTGTTGGACCTGTTGCACCAGCAGGACCAGTTGCTCCTACAGGTCCTGTTGCTCCTACTGCACCTTGTTCTCCTTGAACACCTTGGATACCAGTAGGACCAGTTGCTCCTACAGCACCAGTGTTTCCTGTGACACCAGTTGGTCCTGTTGGACCAACATCTCCAGTAACACCTGTTGGTCCAGTAGGTCCTACAGGTCCAGTAGCACCGACTGCTCCTGTAGCGCCTGTGTCTCCTGTAACGCCTGTAGGTCCTGTAATTCCAGTAGGGCCAGTAGCGCCTGTCAGTCCAGTAGCGCCAGTTAAACCAGTGTCCCCCTGAAGCCCGCTTGGACCAGTAGCGCCTGTTGCACCAACTCCTCCAGTAAGACCTGTTTCACCTTGCAAGCCAGTAGCACCAGTTGCTCCAACGGGGCCAGTTGCTCCAACGGGACCAGTGGCACCCGTAGGTCCAGTAACACCAGTCGGACCTGTAGGTCCTGTATCGCCTGTAGCACCCTGTGGTCCAGTAGCACCGACAGGTCCTGTTGCACCCGTGGCTCCTGTAAGTCCAGTAGCACCAGTCAAACCAGTAGGTCCTGTGGCTCCTGTTGGTCCAACCTGTGTATATGTTACTTGGGTGATTGTCCCAATAACTGCTGGTGTTGCAGGGGCTACTGGGGTAGTTCTTGCAGGTGTTGCAAGAAGGGAAACACTTGTTGAGTCTGCATACCAAAACAACTGAATGTAGTCGTTATCTGCAACAGAAGTTCCAACAAGAGAAACTGTTACCAATTGCTCCGATGGAACGCCTTCCGACTTTCTAGCAGGAAGAAGCAATTGAGTAGATGAGTTGTCCCATATTGCATTGTTGTACTTAATAAAAAAGTTAACCTCTTGGGCATCATTTGCATAGTTTGCAACCTGTGCAACAAAAGTAAATAAGTATGTCCCAGCATGAGCCATTGTAATTTTACTTCCGTCAACAACACTGATGCCAAATGGCGTTGGGTATGAGTTGCTAAAAGTTACGACCTGTGGAGTGTCGGCAGTAGTAATTGCTTGTGTTGAACTACTAAAGAATGAGCCGTAGTAAGCAATTGTTCCACCAGCGCCAGTAGGACCTGTTGCGCCGATTGGACCAGCACCACCAACATTGACCCAGTTCATTCCGTCTGTGCCGATGATTATTGATTCGTCTGGGTTGGTGCCATACGAGTTCATCATCCACGATGTGCCACCGTTTACGGTTCCATGAGAAACAAACAGATAGTCACCGTTGTGAACTTCAATAGGTCCTGAGTTATCAAAGTCTGTTGCACGGGTTAAACGCCAATATGTAGCACTGGCACCAACGGTAGTTACAACATAGACACCGTTATGAATTTGATTAAGTTGGTTCTTAACAAGAATTCGGTCACCAGCATCTGCTGCATGTGAATCAATTGTTAATGCACCGAAAGTTGTTGCCTGAAGGTATGCACCAAGACCAGTTCCGTTGTTGTCGTCAGCAGAACCAGCCGTGTATGTAGGACTATTGGGCAGTACTGCCGATGTAGCGATATGTGCGGATTCATGAGAGTTAAGGTTTCCAACTGGGCCAGTAGCACCTGTTGCACCAGTTGGACCTGTTGGACCTGTGGCACCAGTAGCGCCTGTTAACCCCGTAGGACCTGTTGCTCCCGTAAGACCCGTTGCACCTGTTGGACCAACGTTGCCAGTAGCGCCAGTTAAACCCGTTGGACCTGTTGCCCCAGTTAAGCCTGTAGGACCTGTGGCACCAACCGCACCAGTTTCACCTTGAATACCGTTTGCACCAGTAGCGCCAGTTGGTCCAGTCGCACCTACAGCACCTGTTAAACCTTGGTCACCTTGTGGGCCTGTTGCGCCTGTGGCACCAACGGGGCCTGTAGCGCCTGTTGCTCCAGTAAGACCTGTAGCGCCAGTGGCACCTACAGGACCAGTTGCACCAGTCGGTCCTGCTACGGTACTATCTGCACCTGTCGCACCTGTTGGACCAGTAGCACCAGAAGGACCCGTGGGTCCAGCAACAGTTGAGGCTGCTCCTGTAGCGCCCGTAGGACCCGTTGCGCCAGCAGGACCCACAGAGCCAGTGGCTCCTACAGCACCTTGAATGCCTTGAATACCCTGAATACCCTGAATGCCCTGTGTACCAGTGGCTCCCGTAGGACCAACAGGGCCAGTTGCACCAGTTAATCCCGTTGCGCCAGTGAGTCCTGTGGCACCAGTTGGACCCGCAACCGTTGAGTCTGCCCCAGTAAGACCAGTCGCTCCAGTTGCGCCAGTTAATCCTGTAGCGCCAATTGGTCCTGTAGCACCAGTAAGACCTGTGGCTCCAGTTGCGCCTGTTGCGCCTGTTAAACCAGTGGCTCCAGTTAATCCAATGACACCAGTAG